GAGAACATATCAAAGAACAATTTTACTTTGTCCATTGCTGTTGGGTCATCCGATATCACTGCCCACGCGAGCACCAACACGGGCAAACTCAATATTACGAGGACCGCCTCGTCCTTCCAGTCCGATTGCCTTGCCTCTAATAATTTGCCTTGGTAAGCTTCTTCACCTTGGGCCATCTTAGTTGCATGCATAAGCTGTGCTTCAGACATTGCCATTTTCGTCTTCTGCTTGTTAGCGTATATTTTACTTCCAGCAGAGACGGCTAATTTTATCGCGCTTAACCACATTGTAGTATTTCTCCTGTCTTCTTAAACACATGTATTCTATCAAAATATCTATACATTCGTAAGCCCTTGTACCAGATAGTCTCCATCTCCAGGTTTGTGTCCAATTTGGCTTTCTAATTCGCACTTTCATTACATTACCGCCAAAAAAATCAGAAAATCTATCTAAAATATCTTTATCACACATCTCAATACCACATTGAAATGATTTTCTTCCGTTACCCTTACCCCAAATACCAAAACTACCCTCACCATCAAAAAGACCAGCTAGGAAAAGTATTTTATTTTTTTCTGAAAGATTTTCGTAAGAGTTTTTTGCCATCTTGAACTTTTATTCCTTGTGGATTTGGTCCTCTCTTAGGCGGTGGACCCGATGATACACCTCCACTTAATGAATTACTTCTTCTTTGCGTCAATTTTATCTCTCGCTATATCTAATCTTTCATCTGATTGTGCATCTTGTGTTGCAAGCCTGTCATAATCAAATTCTAATCTTTGTGCAGCTCTTTGATTCTCTTGATCTGCTCTAAATTTAGTTTCTTCAACTTTTCTTTGTAGATCCATAGCTCTTAAATCAATTTCTTGTTGTTTAATTTTAATTAATGGGTCTTCTTTGTTCTGAGAAGCGTTTTCAGTCTGTACTAACTCTTGAGTTATCTGTGCAGCGACCTTTGCAACCTCAGCTTCAAACATAATTTCAAATTGTTGAGGATCCTGTTGAGCCATTTGTGCCATTTGTGGGTTTTCCATAATCATTTGTTTAACTTGAGCCTTAGCTTTGAATGAAACGTGATCAGAAATGTGTGATTGCAGCAATGCATACACCTGAGGATTAATTTGTACCATTCTAGATGCCATAAATGCCATGTGAGCAGCGATATGTGCATCGTGATCTTGGAATTCAAACGCTGTAAGCAACTTCATCTGTAGTGCACGTGCATTTTCTTTTGCAGGGTCTAAAGGTTCAGGTTGTTTTGGTGGTGGTTTTAGAATTTGATCTATAGTTTTTGTTCCAAGTGCTTCGTAAACACGTCTATACGCTTCATGTAAGTTGTGCATCTGTGGATTTGACTGTGCAATTTGTAATTGAGCTTGTGCTAACGTCACTCTTTGTGACATAGACATAATATTTGGGTCTGCAACAGGTAAAATATCTACTCTGTTATCAAAATCTGCTTGTTTTATCTGTCTTGGGCCACCGTAAACATCATAAGGATACTCTGGTGGTAAATATTCACCGCAAATTCTTGCTAAAATTTTAAATTCTAGTCTCATTGCGTAGTAACAACGCTTGTGAACACCACTCATCACACGTGATCCTCTTTCCATCAACGCCATAGTAGTTCCAACAGCTCTATTTTGAGTATCATTACCAATATTCGAATCTGTTATTGCTGCAAATTTTTGTCCTGCTTGAACAACAAAGCCCATCAAGTTGTATAAAGTAGGGGATGGTTCTGTAAATGGTAAATTAAAAAACTGATCTCTTATATTTCCTCCAGGCGCATCAACATCTCTGAACTCTCCTGGTTGAATTGGTTGGTCATCATCTCTAACTCTTATACCACGTGATTTAAATCCTGCAGGTAAATTTTTTAAAGTACCAGCATCAATTAATTGTCTTAATGATTGAGTTGCAGCTTGTGATAAACCACCGATCATATGTGTTAAACCAAAACCATAGAAACCTAATCCTGGTAAAAATTTGTAATGTACAAAGTATTCTAATCTTGAATAACTTAAATCACCTGGTTTGTAGTTTCTGTAAATAGATAAAATCTCTCCACTACCTTCATCAATTGTTACGATGTATGGAATTTTAATTTTTTTAGCTTTGTCATCAAAATCTTCATAGTCATCTAAATTTAAATCTACATGCATTTCAAGAATTGTATTTAAATAATCTGAACCTGTACCTTTTACACCTTCAAGTTCATTTAATTTTTTCTGTACTGAATCTGGTTCTGAACTACTATCAATTAATTCTATATCTCTATAAAAACCTGCAGCCATTTTCTTTGTGACATCATTCTGTGTCATCTTAATTACATGAGTTATTCTCTCACAATCTTTTAAATCAGATGCATAGTATGGAACTACTAAATCTTCTGCAGGAATAAATTTAGATACAGGTCTATCCAACATTGCATCGTAATAAATTTTCTTAAATGTAGATCCTGATAGTGGTAGGTAAAATAACATCTGATCCATGTCAGTTGTGTAATCTTCCATCTCCTCCATCAGCAGGTAATTCATATAATCTTTAACTCTATCTGCTTGTTGTTCAGTAGCCGGTGTTTGTAAACCTACGACCTGTGTTCTTACAGGACCGTCAGATGGTACAAGTTCTTTGTATGCTTGTGCTTGGAATTGTGTAACCGATTCAGCTAACAATGGATGCGTGACACCGGAAGCTCCTTTAAATGGTTTTGTTACTTCCTGGTACTTAGTCCCTAATAAATCTAAACCTTTGATATAAGCATCTTCCCATTCTTTTCTTGATGTCTTATCTTTCTTATATTCTTCAATAAGCTCCATGGCCATGTCCTTAAGCTCACGCTCGTCCATGCCTTCTGCTAAGTTTGCATTGAAATCGTCTTGAGGTCTTTCCTCTACAACCTCTTCTTCTCCCTCAACTTCTACGTCAATTGGAAGACCTTCAGGTTGTTCAATTGTTTCTTCTGCTAATTCTTCTGTTACTTTTTCTACTGCCATGATTAATTGTACCTTATTGGTTTAAATATATCTACTACAAGTCCACCTAAAGCCTTGTATGTTTTTTGTGTACCCCTCATTAGTGGATTCACTTTAATAGCAAATGCATCAAAATACAAGTCGGGATTCGAGGCTTCTATGAAGGTATAATCATCAGAAGCTCCCTGTATTGAATTTTCATGATAAGTGCTTTTAATTCTTTTGCCAGATAGTTTGTGTTTATCAGGATATTTAAACTCCTCAGTTCTAACTTTTTTGTAAGGTCTTGAGGGATCTGATAAGGATACTTTTGTAGGTCCTGCTTTTGATCCATATAATCTTGCCGCTCTTTTCATTAGATTTGGCATTACTGCAGATCCACTTTTATTAATTCCTTTACCAGATGCATAACCGTAAAATCTTTCGTTACCCGCTTTGTACCCTTGTCTGAAACTTACTTTGTCAAACGGGGCAACGGCTACGTAATCAACATTCTCACGTGCTGCTCTTTGCATTAAATATTTTAATGCATGGTCTCCATATTGATCTGCTTCTACCATAGGAAAATAATCATACTTACCACTTCTGCTTCCTCCTCCTACCATATTTGTTAATTGTCTTTGTAGTTTAGCTCCTTCGTTTGCAATAGCATTAAAAGCAGTTGAGTCTCCTTTTGCCTGAGCATCATCTAAAGATCGTATAATTTTATTACGTTCATTTAATAATAGCTTCAATTCAATATCTTTTTGAAAAGGATTAATTCTTACATTAGGGTCTAACTGTTGTAGTTTATTTAAATTTTTTGCAACACTTTGATTAACATCAGATTGTATTTCATTTACAAAAAAAACTTTTTTCCCATCTGGTGTAAACCTTGTATCAAATCTTATATGATAAATATTGTTTGAGTCTTTGGGTACTACATCAGTAAAATGCCCACCTTGATTAAAAGGACTTCTATTAGTTGAAATCTCTTCAGGAAGAGTCATTACTGTTTCTCTGTAATTTTTACCACCCTGCAATGTGTAGCTAGTTTCAGTACCATATTTTGTTCTTGTTGTTACCATTGGTCCCGCTTTGTTGTTTATTTCTCCAATAACTTTATTTAATGTTTTTCTATCTTCAATTGGTAAATCTCTTGTAGCATCTTTTAATCGATCGTTAATATTTCTTAAAGCTGCTTTGTTTGGAACACCACCGGCATTTAATTCATACTGTAAATCATCTAAAGATTCTTTTAGTCCTGAACTGCCTTTGTACTTAACTTGTAAATCTCTAATGGTATTTCTTGCGTTCTTAGCTGCTACTTCGAAAGCTTCTTCTGCAGCTGGATTAGCACCAAGTTCAATTGGTTTTAATCTATTAAGAGGATTTAGTTTTATCATAGCTCCTATATCATTGGCATTTAATTTAATACCAAATTTTTTTGCAGCAGCTAACATACCTCCAGTAAGATCACCCTTTTCATTAAAGGTAGCTAAATTTGTATCAAATAATTCTTCTTTTGAAATATTTACTTCCTTACCAGCAAAGGGTCCTGAATCATATTTAAATCTTTTTTCTGCTCTTTCTAATCTTGTTGATGGTCTTCCAAAGACAGTAAAATTTACTTTTCTAGTTGATGTTAAGTGATCTATCCATTCATCCGCTGTATACTGTCCTCTACCTTTTCTCATTACCCAATCGTAAGTGCTTGAGCCAAAAGCGGGAGCAGTGTCATCTCCCATCTGTAAAGGTTTTGTTTTTTTTAAAACTACTGGTGGGTTTTTTAATTCTTGTGTAACTAAATCCTTAGCCTGTTCTTGTGATGGTTTAGGAGTGTAAGTAATTTGTTTTGTCTGTTGTCCGGTAGCCGGTGTTGCAGATTCTTTTTTACCTCCAAGAATCCTACGTCCGATTCCCTTAAGAATATTTGTAAGGGACATTGTCCCTCCTATGTGATTTTAGTAGGTCTTGTTCTGCCTAGTTTACAACCTCTTGCTTTGACCATTGTACCAGATCTATAACCCATAGGTTTTTGCATCATGCCACCACCCATTTTTTGAGTTACAGGTCTTGCAGCTTGGCTTTTATTTTTTTTCTTATTCATTTTAGATTTTAAATATTGTTGTGCAGCGACTCCCGCAGTACCAACACCTAAAGCTATTTTACCAACAGTAGTTGCTTTTAATGCTTTCTTACCTACTTCTAACGCCATTCTTCTTTTGTTAAAATCAGTAGCAGACTCTCCAGGTTTAAAACCTTTTGCTTTTCTCATCTCTGCCATTGAAGAATATGGTTTCTTACCCATTCTACTTTTTTGTTTATTAAATTGTTCTTTCATCACAGCAGTCTTCTGTGCTTTTTTAGTTGTGTGAACTGCAGGTTTAACTGAACTAATAACAGGAAGATCTAGACCACTTCCTCTTTTGTATTTCATTACACCACCTGCTTTTTTACCAGAAAATCTTTTAAGCATTGCAAGTGGAGATAAAAATTCTAAACCTTTAGCACCTTTGTCTTTTGCTTTTTTCATAAACATTAAACCTAAATTAGCTTTTTGTACTTTACCTGGTTTAACTTTTTCATCTTGAAGACCCATGCCTCTGCCTTTTGCTTTTTCTGCTCTAAGAACTTCGAAATCTTTTTCATTAATAACATTTGGTGGTGGAGCTTTGGCTGCAATTTTTGCTTGGCCACCTGACAGTCCACCTGCTTTTAATCTTGTATCTCCAATTTCAGAATCTTTAAATCCTGCCTTTTTCATTTTCGCTCTAAAACCTGCATTAAATCTTTCCTCTTCCATAGGGTTTTCTTTTTTCTTAAAATTTTTTAATCTTTTTTTTGTAAGTGGATGTTTATCTCCAAAGTCTATTTCACCTTTATCCATCATAGGGCCGAAACCCATTTTTCTGTATCTTGCTTTTTTACCTTCTCTGGCTCTATCTTCTTTCATGGACATAAAAATCTCCTAATAATATTTATATTCTTTTTCTACTTTAATGTGATCATCATCCCAATCATCAGAATATGTTGAAACAAATCCACCTTGTCGATATCTTAACACAGCTTGGGTCATAGAATCAACATAGTCATCGTATTGTCCATTAGGAAACGCTGCACACTCCTCAATTACTTCCTGTGCCCAGTGTTCGTCTAAAGGTGCCCACACCATACCAGACTCAAACACAGGTGCGCAAGAGTTTATTCTAGTATGCTTGTCTCGTCCCCTAGCTGGAACATAATCAATTACTGGAATTCCTGCACGTCTAAGCTCATGAATAAGTGGCTGTCCTGAAGCTTTAGCTTCAATTATTACGGTTTCCGGTTCCCAGTAATGATATTGCTCTAATGCAACATTCTTAAGATCTGGAAAGTCATACCTACCTTTGTGAGCATCTAATAATATAATTGCTTTCTCATAACCTTCTACAGGTTCAAAGACACCCCAAGTGGTGATAGCAGAATAGTCGGCAGTTTCTTTTTTAGAAAATGCAGTATCATAGGATTGTATCACGTGGAGCAGTTTTGGAAGTTGCTCCTTATTATAATCTTGCCACCATTCCCTTTTTATAATTGCACCCTCTTCTGAGGTTGGGTCCTGCATGTATTGTGCGTTCCAATTTTTTGTAGAGATTGAGGCTTTCACAGAATCTAAATCTTCTTTACTCCAATACTCAGGCCACACAGGTTTATCGCTAGGCATGATAGCTGGAAAAGAAATTACTTTCCATTGATCTGCTTTAGTACCTGTCTGTGCTTTAACCAACCTTCCTGTAAGATCGTCAGTAGCCCAACGAGTCATGACTACAAGAATACGGCCACCGGGTTGTAAACGCTGTCTGGGTCCTGAACTGTACCATTCGTATGCACGTTCCATAGCTGTGTCGGACAAAGAATCTTGTTCCGTATGTGGATCGTCAATAATAAGCAAATCGGCCCCTCGACCTGTGATAGATCCGCCAACACCCGCTGCAAAGTATTCTCCACCATGATTGGTTTCCCACCTGCCTTTTGCTTTACTGTCTTCTCTTAGTGTAACATTTCCAAATATTTCTTTATACTCCTTGGTGTTCATTAAGTTACGAACTTTGCTACCGAACCTTGAAGCAAGTTCAGCATTGTGGGAAACTTGCATAATTTTTTTCTTTGGATACTTTCCAATA